ACCTTGTAAAACAGGTTAATGACGAGCTTATAGAGCGAGTTATTGGACAACAAGTCGTTTATTATCCGATAAGTGTAGAGCACACCAATTATCACAGTGTGTACGGAGAAGCTATAAAAAAATCATTCCTACCGCCCGTACGCGTTTATGCCCTTGTTGAGTGGGAAGGGTTAAAAACAAAAGCAGACACCAGTTATGGTCTGGATAAGGTCTCGGAGATCACTGTTCATTTCCATAAGAGGAGATTAACAGAAGATCAGGATCTTTTTGTTCGTGAGGGTGATTTTGTCCTCTATGGTAATATCTACTATGAGATTGTAACCTTGGATGAACCAAAACAACTATTTGGGCAGATTGATCACCGTATTGAAGTATCTGCAAAGTGTGTGAAGGCGAGGAGAGGTTTATTCGATGCCACTTAATAAAGACACAACAGTTGATCCAGCAGTCGAAGAGGACATTTTTCTCCCCTCTACGATAGAAAATATTGATGCTGCTTTAACTGATTATCTTCATGACTTGAATATCTTTGCTACAACAAACAAAGGATGGGAAAAGGTTCCTGTGGTTTGGACATCGGCAGAGAGAAACTTTCAGATTAAAGACAATAAAGACCTAAGGGATTCATCTGGTGCATTTATAAAGCCGGTGATTACCATCGAGAGAACTGCGATAAGTAAAGATCTAACGAGAAAGGGGAAGATATATGCTGCTGTCCCCAACGCCACAGATATAAAAGGCGGCGCCGTAACTATTGCCCGTCAGATAAATCAAGAAAAATCATCAAACTTTGCCAACGCTGAGGCTAAGAGGTTGTATAAACAAAAGACCTTTAAAACAAACGACAAGTCCAAGGCTGTGTATGAGACAATAACAATTCCGATCCCAGTGAACGTGGAGCTGTCTTATAGTTTGACTATCCATGCAGAGTATCAGCAACAGATAAATGAAATGATCACCCCGTTCATTACTCGTCCGGGTGGTATCAATTTGGTTATGATTAAAAAGAATCGCCATAGATATGAAGCATTCATCCAGGCCAGCTTTGATAGCTCAAATAATCTTTCAAGCTTGGCCTCTGAAGAGAGAAAGTTTGAGACCAAAGTAGAAATAAAAGTTATTGGATATTTAATTGGCGATGGCCCGAATCAAGAGCAGCCTAAGATTATTAAAAGACAGAATGCTGTAGAAGTTAAGATTCCCCGTGAACGTGTAATAGCTGGCGATGTGAATGAATTCATCAAGAATGGCTTTTACCGAGAGTAAATAATTCTTTTTGAGCAATCTCCAACTATTTACAAAGACAAAAATGTTTTTTGAAAGGAGACCTTTGTAATGTCCGAAAGAAAGTTTAAATTTGTATCTCCCGGCGTTCAAATCAGCGAGATTGATAAAAGTGCGGTAGATCAAGTGGCTGGCGTCCGTGGCCCACTCATCATTGGCCGCGCAGAACGAGGCCCTGCACTAAGACCCACAACCGTAAGTTCTTTTAACGAGTTTGCGCAGATATTTGGAAATCCGATCCCTGGAGGTAAAGGTGGAGACCTGTGGAGAACGGGGAATTATAGCTCCCCAACCTACGCAAGTTATGCAGCTCAAGGATACTTGAGAAACAATAACCCTGTCACCTTTGTTCGTTTGCTCGGTGTTAAACACAGTCAGGCGGACAGTGACGCTGGAACTCCGGGCTGGAAGTTTAACAACTATGATGGTACAGGCGGCGGCGCACAGGCCCTCTTCTTGGTTGACTCCGGCTCAAGTGGAACAGTTTTGTCTGGAACACTTGCGGCGGTTTTCTATTTCAACGATACCGATAACGGCCTCAAACTTATTGGTAAACCCCTGGGTCAGTCTGTCGCAGGTAATGTTACCAAGCAGGCAACGTTGGTGGCCAGTGTTGGAAACAATTACGAATTTAAGGCACAGTTCTATGGAACTGACATGTCGGACACATTAACTTTCAACTTTGATTCAACTTCTGATAAGTTTATCCGCAAGGTATTTAATACAAATGCTACATTGGTCAATGGCGAGACCAATGCTACCGTAAATCAAGAAAAGTATTTCCTTGGAGAATCTTTTGAAGGCACCATCGCCCCAGTGTTGAACAGCTCAAGTGCTGGGAATGTAATGGGCGTTATCCTTCCGCTAGAAACAATAGCAGATTATTCACCCGCCCTATTTGGTTCAAACCAAAGAAGAGATAGTGATTACGGAAAAACTGGTTGGGTACTACCGCAGGACACCAACGCAGACTCTGCAAGTTTCGATTCTCGCTTGCCTGACCTAACTAAGCTTTTCAGATTAGAGAGTTTGGACCGTGGTGTTTGGTCTTCACAGAATCTAAAGATTTCTATCCGAGATATTAAGTTCTCAAATAATGAGATTGATAAATATGGATCTTTTACTATCGCGATCAGAAACGCGAGAGATAATGACGCGGAACCAGTAATTCTTGAGAGATTTGAGAACTTGAATCTTAATCCCGAATCAGCCAACTACATCGCCAGAGTCATTGGTGATAAGTATGTTGCTTGGGATGAGAATACAAGAACTCTACGTGAATATGGACAATACGACAATATGTCAAAGTTCATGCGCGTTGAAATTGGACCTACCATTGAAGATGGTGGGGCAGAGGGTCTCCTCCCCGCAGGGTTTATTGGACCACCCCGCTTTCAGACCTTCAATGCACTATCCGGAAATGCAAACCCACTACAATCGGACTTCGCCACTACTCTAAATAATGCGTTCGTAACTGGTGCGGCTGGAGTCGCCGGCGCAAGTGATACAAATTTCATTGATATCGCCAACGGGTTCGCTTTGACCGCAAGTATCGCTTTCCCGAAAATGAAGTTAAGGGCTGATTCTAATGACCCAATCTTGCCCTCAATTTATGACGCTTATTTCGGAATTGATACTCGTCGCAACAGCCCCCCGTCAGGGCGTCTTTTTGATGAGACTTATCTAGATCTAGTTAGAAATAAGCCTGCAGGGGTTGATAGCCATGCATCAAGTTCTATTGCTCCTGAGTCATTTATCTTTACACTAGATGATATTTCCGCTTCCTTTAATGGAACCAATGATTATAATATTGTTGGTCACTATGCGGTAGGAAACAGGCAAGGTGGAAAATCTATTACTGCCGCTGGCGTCTCTGGTTCATTTAAGGGTCCATCAGCAGCGACTGGAAGCTATGAGCTTCTCCTCGATATTGGGTATGACAAGTTCACAATGCCCGTCGTCGGTGGCTATGATGGTCTTGATGTGACCGAGCGCGAGCCGCTCAGAAATAGTCTACTAGATGCATCTTCAACTGAATATAACAATTATGTATTTAACACATACAAGCAGGCTATCGACATGGCTGCCGAGGCTGGAGGTTTAGATATAAATCTCGCCGCCGTCCCCGGTCTAACCAACGAGACTCTAACAGAAAGGCTTATTACAAACTGTGAAGATCGCGGAGATGTTCTTGCGGTCATCGACCTCGAAAACGACTACGTGCCCAGATATGAAAGAACTGGTACAGATTTGTCAGAAGCCACTCACATTGGTAATGTCGATGATGCTGTATCAACTTTGAAAAATCGTAACATTAACTCAAGTTATGGTTGCGCATACTACCCATGGGTCTTGATTAGAGACACAGTTACCACAGGACAAAATATCTGGGTACCGCCCAGTGTTGTAGCGCTAGGTGTTATGGGTAATAGTGAAACCGCAGGCGAACTCTGGTTTGCCCCAGCCGGTTTCAATCGAGGCGGTCTCTCCGAGGGGGCTTCTGGGCTTAACGTTGTTGGAGTAAGGCAAAAACTCACCTCCAAAGAGAGAGACAAGCTTTACGAGCAGAACATTAATCCGATTTCATCCTTCCCGGCAGAAGGTATCGTGATCTTTGGACAGAAGACACTGCAACTAACAAGTTCTGCACTTGATAGAATCAATGTGCGCAGGCTCCTAATCTTCCTCAAGAAGGAGATTTCATTTGCTGCATCAAGGATTTTGTTCGACCAGAATGTACCAGCAACTTGGGCACGTTTTGTGGCTAGGGTAGAACCTCTCCTCAGTAGTGTCCAGGCTCGCTTCGGTCTTACCGACTACAAACTTGTTCTCGACGAGACCACAACAACACCGGAGCTGGTTGATAGAAACATCATGTACGCAAAGATTTTCTTGAAACCTGCTCGTGCAATTGAGTACATCGCTCTTGACTTTGTAATCACATCAACAGGGGCATCTTTTGAAGAATAAACCAAGCTCTTGACTAGTTAAGGAGTCAAGGTTTGGAGAAGGAGAAATTTATAAATGTCAAGTCAGAGTTTTTGGAATTTATCCACGTCAGATCCGAAACGTAAGTTTCGATGGTTTCTACGGTTCACAACACCCGGTGACAACGAAACATTGATGCTGGCGGTGAAAAGTATAGACAAACCCAAATTTGAAGTTACCAATACGCAACATCAATTTATCAATCATCAGTTCAACTTTCCGGGTCGTTTGAAGTGGGAACCCCTCTCAGCAACCTTTGTTGATCTTGCCTCTTCTGAAAGGAATGCATCTGATCTTGGAAAGATTCTTAATAACATAATTACAGGTGCCGGATATAAAATTCCGGACAATGTGGATGCTTGCAAGTTTTCAATCACCAAGGATAAAGCCGTATCAGCCTTTGGTCCCAATTTTCAGATGATCCAGGTGGATGGCGACGGCAAAGAGATTGAAATTTGGAAATTGCATAATCCTTGGGTCTCCAGGGTAGAGTATGGTAACCTTGATTATGCAGCAGAAGATCTAGTTGAGGTTTCTGTCACAATCATATATGATTGGGCAGAGAGAGATGAATAATAGACAAATTTAAAACCAAGAGGAATAAATGTCCAGAAATAATGAAGACCGGACTGGCGCTCACTCTATTCATTCCGAGCCGCCACCACAGATTGTTAATCAAACCACGCAGAACCAAAACAATTTATCATTTGTAGTCCCAACGGAATTTGTAGAATTACCGTCACAGGGACTCTTCTATTCAGAGAATCACCCTTTACATAAACAAGATTGCGTTGAGATTAAGTTTATGACCGCCAAGGAAGAGGATATTCTTTCGGATAAAGCCCTTCTTAAGAAAGGCCTAGCTATTGATCGTTTCTTAAGAAGCGTCATCATTAATCGCAATATTGACGTAGATAG